GCCATCACGAGCGTCGGCTTCTTCCCGCGCAAGTAAGCGTCGAGCTGTGCGCCGTACGTCAACGTGACATCCTTCGCGGCATACCCGAGCGTCCACTTAGCCTGTTTCGCAGCGTTCGCCGTCACCGGGCCGTAAATCCCGTCCGCGCTCTTAGCGGCGAGAAAGCCGCGACTGATGAGCGTAGCCTGAGCCGCCTTCACATCATTGCCGCGCATCGGCGGACTCGTGAGGCGCAGCGTCCGCGAAATCACGAGCGGCGCGGATCCGTCACCGCGTACCCCGCGATCGCGACCAGAACGGTCGTCAGCGCGCCCGCAACCTCGAGCGGAACATCGACACCCGCAAGGCTCGCGATCCAGATCAGGATCGTCACGAGCGCCGCGGCCGCGGTTGCAGCCGTAACCTTATTGCTGATGTTGCCCATAGTCTTCCCCTCCAGGGTTAGATGACATGAGTAAAGATAGCGGTCGCGACACCCGTCGCGCAGCTGATACCAGCAATCAAGAGTGCAACAGCGCCGCGCGTCATACTCGCCGCCCGATCCTGACCCTTCCGCATAGCCTCGAGCTCCTCAAGTTTCGCGAGACGCGCCTCGATCCTGTCAAGGCTCCGGAAGATACGTTCGATCTCGGCGTCACTCATTGCGCACCTACTTCGGCGGCTCGGGCCACTTGATCTCGACCGTCGGATCCTTGATCGTGGCAGGAAGATCGCGGAGCGCCTGACGGTACGCGCCCCACGCCGCCGTATCTACAGGTGCGTCCGGCTGCTGCGTCCAATCCGATTCAGATAGCAAGATATTGCGCCGTGAACGCAATCTCTCAAATCCGTACGAATAAGCATTCTGCGCCCAAGTTACAACCAGATCATCATATTCCGATTCTGGCAGTTTGCCATGAACGCCGTCAATGATCGTGTCGACATCTGGGAACTCTTTGCGAAGCCGTTTGCAGATATCCGCGATCACATCATTCATCTCAGGCATCAGTCACCCCGTAAACTCGAAGTGTGCCCGTGATGTTTCCGGTCGCGCCGAAAATCGTGAAACCATCATAAGCCGTAGCAGTTGTATGAACACCGAACCAATACCCGCCATCGGTATTCGCTGGATCGTATTGGAAACCGCTGGCGAATGTTGCTTCTGCCATGGCTGGAGCCATGATGGTGCAGTGCGTCTTGCCCTTTCCGCCAGAAATATCCGCGATTCGCATTGATGTGGCCGAACTTGTCTGCGACCAAAGAGCACCGCTAGTTCCTCCACCCGTACTGAAATACCAGCCATAGCCACCATACGCTCCTGCGCTGGCATCAGTCCCACTAAGCCGCATTCGCAACTGAAGGGTCGTATCGGCAGAACCGCTGACAAAAATAAACAGCCGGTACTGATCGTATCCGGAACTAAAGCATCCGTTTACAGATACTGTTGCGGCATTTGAGAAAGTGATCTCCCCGCCGGTTGCCGTCGCATTGACCACACTCGTCGGGCTCACAATAAAACCCTCAGCATCCCCGAGACCATTGAACAGATGCGTCGTGTTATCACGAACATCGGTATTCCAACGCGTCGCGGTCAGCACCTCGCCAGCGGTCGCGGTTCCGGGCGTAGTCCAAGCCATAGCGTTATCTTACCTTTCCTATAGGCCGAATGGTGAGCCCGTCACGGTCCCACCAGCGAAGAGGCTGAACGGATACGACGCGGCAGCCGTTCCACCGCCGAAGACGAATGCGGCCGTGTCTGTCGACCCTAGATTGAATAGGATTTCATGTTGGCCGGGTCGGATCGCGTGGCGAATGCCGAGAATCTGAACGTCTTTGACGACGCTCGGACCGATCCCCGCGGGCTGATATTCGAGGCGAATGATGTCTGTCAGCTCGAGACCCAAAACGGCGGCCTGATCAGCCGTCCCGAGGCCGGCGAGCTCGACGCTGACCGTATCGAATCGGAGATCCGGCTCGGCATACTTATTGACCAGGTATTGCGAGAGTGCGAGCGCATTCGCGTCTGTGTCGATCAATAGGCCGTTGAGCTCGAGACTGACGACGCCATACTCTGACTTCGATAGCGTGTTCTCGGATGTCTGCGGCGTGCCACCGATGCGCGCGATCGTCGCGCGATTGTAGAGAAGCTCCGTACCGTACGTCGTGGTGATATTCGTATACGGGATGGCCGTTCCCGCATCGGAAAAGACAATCGTTCCTGGCGCAGCTGCCGTGTTGCGATCCCTGAATGTCACTTTATTGTCTTTCGACATGTAGAGCAGGCCGGGTTCGCTTGTCTCGACGAGCTGGAGATACTCGAGCGTCTCGCGTCCCTGCTCGATCACGTCCGCCTGGAATGTCTGCGCGCCCGTATCGATATCGCGCAGCGAAGACGGCCAATCGACTTCGGGCCGATCGAGGATCGCTCCGATGCGCTGACCACTCGTCTGTGACGTAGCCGTGTGCGCGGCGAGCTGTTGACCGCCGAACAGGATGAAACCGTCGACGCACGCTGCGAATGCTTCGGATTGGCCGTCAATCTGATAATCGATATTCCAATCTTCGACGAGGCCGGTGAATTGGATCGCCGTCGACCCGTTCACGACAGTAGATACGCGAATATCCCTACGAGGCTTCACGTCGGGGAAATATGGTGACGACGAGTAAAACGGATCAAACGCGCGATCCGTATTATCGAATGTGATATTTGCCGAGCCTGTCGTGAAGCGGTCGAGCTCGCGCGAGCGGCCACGATTGATTGTGACGCTCTTGACGCTCGAGGTGACGTCATAAAAGAGCGTACCTCCGAGGCGATACAGATCACCCTGGCCATTCGGTCCGAATAGGCTCTGCGGATTGTCGGCTGTCACGGTTGACGCGCCGAACGTGAAAAACGGTCCGCCTACGCTGGAAAGGTCAAAGCCGACCTCGACGATGATCTCGGGCGTCTCCACGACCTAGCCTCGCCTAGTGGCGACGAGACGCGTGAAATCAGTAGCGCCGCTCGCCGTCGACGTCTTACCCGCAGCCGTCGCAATCGTCGGCGCCAACGGTCCCGAGAAGACCTGTCCATTGCGCTTCTCGTAACGCTTGATCGACTCGACGATCACGCGCGACAACTCGTCAGGATTCGTCCCGAGACCCGCATTCACGACGATGTTATACGTCGAGCCGCCCTGACCCATTTTATTCAGCGGAATGACAGCCTCGGGTCCGCCTTCGCCGATCATCGCGAGCGTCGGCGATTTCACGATGCCGCCCTCGGCCAGAAAAGGAATCTTGAAGCTGTTCCCGCCGAAGCCGGGAACCCAATTCGGGACGGCGAATCCCTTCCCGCCAACGTTTTTATTCCAGAATTCGCGAATACCATTCACGACCGTCGTAAACACGCCCGTGATGCCGCGAATGGCGCCCTTCGCATACTCGGCGGCACTACCGATGCTATCCCGGATCATTCCCTCGATCGTCTCGAGCGGCTTCGCGATGAAATCGCGAACACCGATGACGGCGCTCTTTAGACCATTGAACGCTGCGACGCTCGCGTCGACGGCGATCTTGATCGCCTTCACATACGCGACGATATAATCCTCGATCAAGCCGCCGATCAGGATCGCGACGGGCTTTATCAGCTCGTAAGCCGTCTTCAGGACCGTGACCCATGCGCGAATGTACGTCGCGACAGCCTGGATATACACGCTGACATACAGCTCGACGGCTTCGCCGATCAGTTTCAGAATCGGCTTCGCCTGCTCGTAAAACGCCTTCACCGATGGCCAAATCTCATCAATCTTGACCTTCAGCCACTCGAAGGCCTTGACGAGGTTATCTCGCACGACACGACCGATCTCGTCGACGATCTCACGGAACGTCTCCGACCGCTTATACGCGATCACGAGCGCCGCGATCAGAGCCGCAATGGCGATCACGATCAGGCCAATCGGATTAGCGATCATCGCGAGATTCAGACCAATCTGCGCTGCCTGGACGGCGAGAATGATTGAGCGGAGCGCCGCGAAAATCTGAATCGCCTTCCCGACGATCATCAAAAGCGGACCAATCGCCGCGACAATCGCAAGCGTCGTGACGATCGCCTCGCGCTGACCCTCCGAAAGCCCCTGAAAGGCGCGCGTGATGCTCTGCAACGGGCCGAAAGCCTTCTCGAGGACGGGAATGAAGATATCGGCGAAAGCGGCGCCGATAAGCGTGACCTGATTTTTCAGACGCGCCAGCTTCTCCTGCGGACCTTCGGTCGCGGTAGCCGTCGCGTCGAGCGTGCCCTGAGCCTGATCGAGTGTCGCGATCAGGTCGCCAATCTCGAGCTTGCCCGAGCGAATCGCAGCTGCAAGGTCCGGACCCGCTTTCGCGCCAAAGAGGTCGATCGCGATTCCCGTCGCCTCGGCCTGCGTCTTCGCATTCTGGATCGATTCGATGCCGGCCTCGAGCGCGCCAGGAATATCCTTCACACCATCCTTGACGAGAGTCACGAGCGCCTTACGCAAACCACCCATCGCGGCCTGCGTATTGACACCACTCTGCTCGAATTGCGCCAGGAGAGCGATTGTCGAATTCGTATCGAGGCCGACCTGTGACATCGCCGGCCCGAACTTGACGAGGTTCTCTGTCAGATCCTCGACGCCGATACCTGTCTCCTGCGAAGCCTTCAACAGGACGTCCAGGAATCCGGCGCCGTCAGCAGCCTCGATTCCCATTGCGCTCATCGCCTTCGTGACGCCAATAGCCGCCGCTTCGGCGTCGATTCCCGTGACGCGCGCAAAATTCAGTACCTTTGTCGACAATGCGTCGAGCGGACCGCCGGTAAGATTTAGACGACGATTCAGCTCGGCGACGACGCTAGAGACCTCGCCCATTCCCTGTGTCGCATTCGACGCGACACTCTTGAACGTAGCCTCGAGGCCATCGAGCTCAACGCCCGTAGCGCCCGTTTTCGCGGCAAGATCATCAATCGCCGAATCGACCTGGTCGAACGCGGCGACAGCTCCAACGGCGAGACCCGCGATCGGGAGCGTCAGTCCCTTCGTCAGATTCGCGCCGAGCGCGCCAACGTTTTTTCCGAGCCTATTGAGCTGTTTCTCGGTATCTCCGACGCCGCTTGCGAGGCCTTTGACGTCGGCAATGATCGGGATGACGATAGCCATTTAGAATCCCGCCAGGCTCGACCCGGCACCGCCGAGACGATCATTGATTGTCTGTTCCATCTGCTCCTGAGCCATCCGGATACTCGCGAGAACAGCGCCCATATTCGCTTCGGCCGCTGGCCACATTGTACGGCTCGGTGTACCACTCATAGCACCGATGAAGCCATTCGCGATTCGCGGATTCTGCACATACCTGCCCGTCTTGCCAGCCATGTCATAGATCGCGCCGGCCGCGTTACTCTGGATCACGCTGACAATCGACCGCTCGTATGTGCCATCCTTCCGCGGCGATCGATACCGGCCTTTTATGCCGGCTTTGACGCGTCCCGTGTCCCAATCGCGGCCCGTGCTGCCGCCCCACTTTTTCCAATGCGGACGACCAGAGCGCGGATGAACGCCCGTAGGCACATTCGGAACGCGTGATTTTGCATCATTCGCGATGATCTTCGCCGCTTCCATCATCGGCTTCCGAGCGGCCTTCACGAGCTCAGGATCGATCATCTTCAGCGTGACGAGCGCGTGCGAAATGCTCGCGCTCAACGCTTTCTGATCGATGTAAATCTCCTGATCGTATGGTGTCGCCATCTCGAGCCCCCAATCCGGATCATGACGCGCCCGTCCAGGGCGTCGGATCACCGGATTTCACTGCCCTCCATCGTATAACGGCCTGAAGGGTATAGAGCATCCGCGGCGATTCCTCTAACAGCTCGTGCGGAGCGATGCCCGTCTCGATCGCCAAATTGGCGATCATCCAATGGAAGGATTGCTCTCCAAAGGGACCATGTCGTCTCCGCCGACCGGCTCGACCGTCTCGAGCGTCGCGACCCATTCGTCAAAGCCGAGGCTCGTCGCATTCGTCCGCTTCTCAGCGTGCCATGCGAGCCAGAAAAGATCCGTCAGAAAGACGTTCGATTGTAGCGTCGTAATGCTTTTCTGGAATTCGCGCTCAAATGCGACCATGTCGGCAGGCTCGGCCGTGACCTTACGCGCCTCCGCGCCCTTCGGCTTCACCTGCATAGTGATGGCGAGAGCCGCCACGACTTACCTCCCTCCGAACCGCCTAGCAGGATTACTAGGCAGTACCGCGCGTGACCGAACCGGAGATCGGGAACGTGACCGAAGCGGTCGCGAGCTCTCCGACGGCGCCATTTACAGGGCTGTACTCGGTGATGAGCAGCGTCCCCGAGAACGCGGGATTCGACGCGCTCGTCGTGGTCCCGTTCGGCTTCACGACGAAAGACGCCGTCGACCCGATCAGCGGAAAGAGAACGCTATCGACAGACGAGTAGTCGTTGTGAATGTCGAGCGCGAGGCTGCCATCCTTCAGGCCGCCGACGCGAGTGACGTAGCCGCCGCTCCCGAAACTTGTGGTCTCAACCTCTGCGCTGGAGGTCGTGAGCGTGACGGATGCCACGTTGTTCGAAATGTCAGTACCGGCGATCGTCACGTTCGCCTGGGTGAGCACGAGCTTTGCCATTAGTCTGCGTCCTCCTCCGAGGCTTCGCGGGTTACAGGCTTCATCTTACCGGACGATTCGGCCTGGACAGGGATAACACGGCCGGACGCGACCATCGCGTCGACGTGCTCGATCTCGTGCTCCTCGAGCACGCTACCGGCCGGCTGACCATTGACGACGAAACCGTCGCCGACGATGTACGTCTTGCGTTTAGGCATATACGATCACTCGGAATTCTACCGCTAGGTATAGGGTATTGTCGTTTCCCTCGATCGTCTGAATGGCCGTCGCCGAATCGACAATGCATGTCTGTGCGTACCCGCCGAGGCTCGTATCACTCTCAATCGCGTAGCGAATGCCGCCCTGATCATAGGAGAGGTACTGATCGAGTGTCCGCTCGGCGCTGCGCTCGGCGGCGCGGCCGACGACGACGCTGATCTTATACGTCTGCGTGACGAGGCCGGCGCGCATCGCGCCGTGATACTCGATCGTCTCGAGCGTCGGAAATGCGAATGGCACGTTCAGCTGATCCGGCTGACGATCATACGTCCGGAGACCGCTGATCGTCGCCAATCGCGCCGCAAGAGCCGTCTTGATTTGCGAAACGCTCGAGCTCATACGATGTTTCGCATCTTCCGATACGGCTGGACGAGCTGCTCGACGTCAGCGTCGAGGAATCGACTGACGCGGATCACGCCGAAATCTCCGAAGCCGGCGACGCCGAGCGGCGAGTCGAGACGCTTATACAAGCGTGATGCCTGAATGATCGTGGCCTGCTCGATCGCCTTCGGCACGGCAGACCATCCCCATACGGCCGTGATCCTGACGAGTGCCTGCTCGCCGAACACGGCATTCGTCGTCGGGAACACATAATCGCCGACCGCGCGAATCCGATCATACGGCCACGCGATGCCGTCGAGATTCCCGTTCAGCGGCTCGAGCTGATAATCCGACTCCGTCCACGTCAGATCGAAAACACCATCTGCAAGGGTGCTCGTCTCGATCGTGATCGCCGTCCCGGCAATGTCATCCGTCTGTACATACAGCGAATCGAACGCGGTAAAGAGTCGCGTCGCCGTGCCGGCGTTATAGAAATTGCGCGCGGCGAATCCATCGATCAGCCTGGACGCGGACTCGACGGCGCCCTCGAGGAGAGTATCGTCGACGGTATCGGTGATCCTGAGCGCGGCCTTGACCTGCGTCAGACTGCAATATCCATTCGTGATGGCCATCGCTTTATTCTACCCCGCGCATAATGCGATCACGGACTGCATTGCAGACACGCCGAACACCATCCTCAAGTGTGACACTCGGTGCTACACCTAACACGTCGTATTGGCGCGCAAGGTGCGGATTTTTCACGAGAGTCATCCGCGGCGGCTGCGGATTCACGCGGATCAGATCCAAATCGACGCCGTAATAGGCTCGGATCATCTCGGCGAGATCCGCAACGGGGCGGATATCCGGATGTCCGATATTCACGATCGTGTAATCGCCCTGATGATCGCCCGCGGCGATGATCGCGCGGACTGCGTCAGACGAGTGAATCCAGCCGCGCGCACTACCCGAATGAACATCGATCGGCTTATACAAGCAGAGATTCTCGGCGAATCTGATCATCGCTGATCGGTGCGCGCCCATGTCCTCGTGCTCGTCATACATCATGAATGGTCGCAGCGTGATCGCGTCGAGACCATGCGACGCGACTTCGTATTCGACGAGGCGCTCGCCGAGCAGCTTCGATAATCCGTAACGATTGTTCGGCTCGCACAGCATCGTTTCGCGCATCAGTTGCGTCGTATTGCCGTAAACCTCACTCGTCGAGAAATAGACCAGGCGCGCTCGCGTCCGCTTCGCAATCTCGATCACATTCTGTGTCCCGACGAGATTCGCGTCGATCGTCAGCGTCGGCGCCGCCTCGCACGTCACGCGACTCACATTCGACGCCAGGTGATAAATCACGTCGGGCGCGAAATCCAGAATCTCGAGCATATCCGCGATATTCCGAACATCCGCAGACAGGTACTCGTCGCGCCATCCCGCCTTCGTGTCGACCTCGAGAACCTTGTCGTTACGTTCGCGCAATGCGCGAACCAGAGGCTTCCCAATATTGCCGGCTGCTCCTGTGACGACTACGCGCATCAGACGAGTCCCAATTCTCGCGCATACGCGCGAATCTGCTCATCAGCCATGCTACGCGTCGCCCCGTCAAGCTGAACACCGCTCCGCGTCACATGCGAATTACCCTCATCGAACACGATCCTAAGCGTCGACGCCTGATACGTCTTCGCGCCGAGCACCGCAGCATCCATATAAAAAGCCCAATCCGACGAGTAGATATCCGGCCGAAAACCGCCAATCCGATCGAACAGGCTACGCCGAAACGGTGCCGCACCTGGCAGCGTCAATACGCGACCGATCGCAGCTGCGTCCCAATGGCCACGCCACGCGTCGCCACGATACTTCCATACGATGCCGTCGACGAGCAGCTCGGCGCCCGCATCCTCGGCATCCTGAATCTCCGTCAACGCGTCCGGCAACACGCGATCATCGATACAAACGGGCGCAATCCAATCGCCCGAACACGCGCGCATCACTTCATTCCACCGCTCGGTAAAACCATCCTGCTCAAGGACGACACCGGTAACGCTAACGCCGGGAATATTCCGGATCGAATCGTACGCGCCAGCCATATCCGGATCCTCGTAACCGATCACGATCTCGTCAGGCTTTCGTGTCATCTTCGTGATCGCATCCCACCATCCCGGCACGAAAGACGCGAAATCGCGTCCCCATACGGCAACAGGAATGCTGATCCTTACTCGCACACGATTCCCCAATACTGCTCCGCGGCCGAATCAACCATCGCCCGCAACACGTCCGGATTATCCCACTCGTCGACGCTCGTGATGCCAACATTCGCATTCGTCACGACCCGACACCCCGCCAAGACTGCTTCGATAACGCTCCGGCATTCCGACTCGAACGCGATCGGCAAATGGACGAAAACCTCGGCGATACTCATCGCCTCGAGCACCTTCTCGCGCGGCTGACGCGTAAACACAAGGCACGGATAATCATGCTTCGCCGCCCAAATGCGAGCATTTTTCAGTCCCTTCAGCGGATGATTCCGCGACGCCGCGAGCGCGAAACGCTCTTTATTGCCCGGCGTGATCATGCTCGTATCGACCGCGGATAACACGAGCTCGACCCGCTTAGGGCTCGCCCACGCGCGCAATCGCGTCTCGTGCGCCGGCGTATGCACCATCACGACTCGCGCCGCCTCGAGCAGACGCGCACGACCCGTCGACGGATCACCCGCATGATGCAGAAACACGACAGGATCAAGCGTCGACAAATGCTGACAATCCGCATCCGACAATCCGTCAATGCTCGTCACGAGAACACGATCGAACGTAGCGGCCTCTGCGGGCGTCGTATACGCCCACGAGACGCCCTCCGGCGCAGCCGACAAGTATTCGTGATCCGACAATTCGGCGCCGCCCCTGAACGCTCCAGGCAGCCACTCGGCCGAGGTTTCGCCAATACTCGGCGTATGCGTCGAAATTACGCCGACTTTCACGGCTCCCACCTCGCCAGCATCTCCATCGCCGGGCGCCACCGATCCGCATACACACGATCAGCCGCATACGATTCCATATGCTTCAGCGCGCCAGCGGACGGGCCACGCGGCGCCTGGTATGCCTGCTCGAGCGCGTAAATGATCTCGTCGACCCGCGGCGTGAAAAACCACGAATTCTGGAACGGATCCCACAACGGCTGGCCGTCGACGATCCAACCATCGCCCACAAGCTCAGGCTGCGCGCTGAAATTACTGACGATCACGCGCGTCCCACAACTCTGCGCCTCGATCACGGGAATCCCGAACCCTTCGCCGCCCGAACAGGCCAGCATGACATCAGCACTCGTATAGAGCGCCGCGAGCGCCTCCTGCGGAAAATTCATCCGATACATGTACTGATCGATGAAGCGAACGCGCGACTCGGGGATATTGCACGCGCGCAACAGGCGCTGAATATCGACACCATCAGTCGCAGCGGAAATATCCGTATGCAGGTAAAGAACCGCATCCGAATGCTTCTCAGCGAACACGCCAAAGGCGAGCAGATTCTCCGCCCACGCCTTTCGCGGCGGCGTCCGCCCCTTATTCGCCGCGTTGATCATCACGACGAAAGCATCCTCGGGCGCGTGCATGATGTCGCGCCCCGTAATCGTCTTGCCCGTCGCGTCTCGCATCGTCGGCGTCGGCCTGAATACGGGATCGACACCATGCGGGATATAGATATGCTCGAGACCTTCGGCTTCCATCATCCGCGAGCCGAACTGACTCATCGCGATCGGAAACACATTCGGACGCTGTAGCCATTGTGCTACGTCGGGCGGCGCGGGCTGATGATCAATTGGCGCCCACGCTGCGATCTTCGGAATGTTCGCAATCGTCGGATTTTTCAGCGCCCATACGTCGAATAGCACGATGACGAGGCCGGGCAGCTGCGAGCCGCTGAACCAATGCTGCGAATGCGCGCGGAGAATATCGTCGGAATACGCGGTTGCCCCGCAGGGATATAGCTTTACGCCATTCCACATGGTATCGGCGCCCTGAAGACCATAGTTGCACGCGATCGCGCACTCGTGACCATCATTCGCGAGGCGCGACACGACCTGCGCTGTCTGAACGCCGTATCCCGTTGGGGCGAATGGTGCGTTTGAATGCCAGAGTAGGCGCTGCCGCGTGATGCTCGAGGCGGTTTTCGTGGTGGAAGCGGAGCGGGGTCGCCGCTTCGTGGCGCGTTTCGCCATGTGGTGAGTCCCTCCAGAAAAGGTTAGGGCGGCCGGACCGCAGTCCGACCGCCCTAGATCCTACCGGATGCGTCAGCCGCTTACGCGGTGCCGCCGATGAAGTACTTGACGTGCGACGTCTGCGGCAGGTTGCCGTCGACGCGGTAGGTGAACCTCCAGGAAATGAGCCCCGTATTGAACGCGAAGTCATCGGACCGGTCGACCCGGATCCCGCCGACCTGGCGGACGTAGTAGCTCGGGAGGTGGCCGAAGACCGCCGACTTCACAGCCGTACCCGCCGACGAGACGCTG